AGCGTCACCATTACCAGTAAAAATTAATTTAGCGTTACCATTCTTAAGTTCAGTATCCGAATTAGAGTTAGAGTTCCCAGGGCCAATTAATGAATTGCCTGTACGAAGGTTTAAGGAGCCGGTAAACAAATAATTGCCTGCTGGGAAGAAGACTGCAAAGGCTGCAGTAAGTGCAGCCTGTACAGCAGCGGTATCATCCGCAACTCCATTGCCTAGTGCTCCAAAGTCTTTAACGGATACAACGTCCTGAAGTTTAAGCTCAACAGTTCTCGCTGTTGCACCAGTACCGGTTTGAGTAAATGACAGCTTGCTGGCTGCAATTGCAGCCGAGGCATTTACATCAGCGTCAAGGATTGTGCCGTTAAAAATTTTTGCACTGGTAACAGCGCCTGTATCAATAGTCCAAACCGTGCCGGCGGACGATGTTGTAATGTCTCCTTTATCTCCGTTTGGAATTACATTTGCCAAGCCGTCAACCAAGCCGTCGTCAAGTTCTTGCTGGATATAAATGGATTGTTTTGCGTTTGTATCCAAGTCAGCTGCAACCAGGGTCGCCCCATCAGTAAAATCAACTAACGGTTCCGCCAGCGGGGTTTCCCGGTACACACGCACTGCAACACCGGCGGCGGGCATTGCGTCCATCAGGATGGCGCTGTTGGTAACCCACGTAAAAGTGGCAGATGCTCCAGCTACCGTCGCGAATACGTGCTCTCGCCGGATGTAAAGGAATGGAATATTGAATTGAGCGGAGGATCCGCTGGCGGTATAAACGTAGTAGGAATAAGCCATTAGCGGAGGGCCTCGGTAAACTGGGGCAGCCCAGTGGATTGCCCATATTTAAGCTCATATTGCACTTGTTTGGTGCGACCTTCAATAACTCCAAGCTCTTGTTGCAGATCAGGGCGGCTACCTAAGTAAGACATTTTGCCAAGAGCTTTAAACATAGAAACCTCTCTATCAATAGCAGCAGCCCTTTTGCTAGGCACAGTTGTGCTGACTTCCCCTTCTGGCAAGGATTGGTAAAAAGGTGAATTGATCAATTGCTCTAATGCCATATAGATGTTGCGGCCATACTCATCGCGCACATTGGCAGCAGCCATTGAGTAATCAGCAAATTGCCGAGGCGTAAGCCGCAGTTCTTTGCCAAAATCAATATTGGTAGGACCACGGAAATTGGCCCCTCGGCCAGACAACCGGGTCATTTCAGCCATAACCGGGTCAACCTTAGGCGCTACTTGCAATGGAGACCACGGTACAAATTGAGCCAAGGTAGATAAGTATGGTTGGTCAGGTGGCAGAAATTCATCGCCCATAATTCCTGACAACAACAGCGGCTGGCCAGTAATCCAATTAATCCTTGGCGGCAATAATTCCGACCAGCCTGGGATTCCATTGCGTAGTTCGTTATAGGTTTCTTCAAATAAACGCATTGGGATACCACCAAGCCCGCCTTCAACAGGACTTGGTGGTATTACTCGCACCGTAGGATCTTCAATTCGGCGGCCAGCCCGCAAAGCAGAACTGAATGGCACCATTGATGTAATTAATCTAGAAATATATCTTTCAATTGGGCTGCGTACATTAGGCCCTTGGTCTAATTCGCCAGAGCCTGCAAACGCTTCATATAGTTCTGCAAAGCCTTGGTAATATGATTTACTTAATTGGCCGCCAGCTACAGCAACAAGTAAATCCATTGTTAAAGCAGAGCCCAATCGTTCCCGCGCTTCAGTTGGCAACTTATTGGCGATTTCCTGGTAATCAGCCATTCCTCCGAACAATGAACTAAGTGGTTCAAATGCTCGCATTGACACCCAAGGGCTAAAAATTGGCTGGCCATTGTTGTCTTCTCCAGTACGCACTCGGAACGAATAAGGTATCTTGCCTGAATCACGCCATTTCTGTTTGGCGCTTGGTTCTTGTGGCCCACCACCAGTAAATTCAACACGGCCTTGTGTCATAGCAATAGTGCCTAGGCTGATAGCTGCCATACCTATTGCAATATCGCCCTTAGCCCTGTCGCGGGTAAAGGCATCAGCAGAGTTAATGTCTCTCCAAAATGTATCAACCAATGGCACAGCCGGAGTCATTCGTGCTATTGATTTAACTATGTCCCCAGGGGTCCGATTGAAAGGTTGAATAATGCTAAATAAAGGGCTGAAGTCAATTAACTTTTGCCATGCACTGGGCATCATGCTAAATGTCCGGGAATAAAAAGGTATCTCTTCAGTGGTATTAAGGTAATTGTTTATGTATTCCGTGGCAGCTTGGCCTTCTAGCCCTTGCGCTGCAGCTAATTCTTTGGCCCGAGCTGGCGTCCGAGTTTCCATTTGGGCCCAGATGTCGTCAGTAAAAGTGGCGTACCGCATAGCTGTTTGTGCTTGCGGGCTAGTCATTACTGCATCCAAAATTGTGCGGCCATTAATAGCAACATCTCTAGTCGCACGATCAACAGCAGCTTGCGCATATTCTTGAGCGAAATCCCAAGCTTCTTTGCTTCCAGCACCCATGCCTTGGCCTACAGCACGGTCTAAACCAGGCTGTAAATTGCGCACATATTCAAACGACTGCCCGGCTAATACTTTAAAGAAAGTATCTAAGCTAACTTGGGTGCGAGTTGATAAATTAAGCCCTTGCCATATTTTTCTTTGTGCTATAGCCCATACTGTTTTATCTTGTATATCTACCCACGGCATTGTGTTTAGATCCCATTCGCCTTTGCTTTCTACAGTGTTAGGATCTAGCGGTAATTGGGCATCTTCTTTAACCATTTTATCAAGAAAATCCATTGTTGTTTCGTCTAAATCGTACAAGCCGCGTCCGGCTTTGACTGATTCAGTCCCTAACCTAAAAGCGTTTTGCAAATTGCTGACGTATTGGCCATAGATCATTAGCGATTGCGACGCTCTGGGGATAGAGCCAGATAAACCAGCGCCTAAAGCTTGGGCAAGTGGCAGTTGCAGCAATCGAATGCCGTTGTTAATAGTGTTGGACCATAATGTCAATCCAGAAGATAGCAATTGGGCAGCGCGATAAATAATTAACCCGCGAGTATAAAGGGCTGCACTTTCATTAACTTGCTTCCAGAAGCCTTTAGCAAAGCCAGGGGTCACGGCTGATTGCGCCATAGCCCGTGCCAAACTATCCAATTCTTCTAATTGCTTGGGACCATATTCCCCCGTCCTAATAGCTTCCTCAAGTTCTGGGCTAATTGGCTTGCCAACACTTTCATCAACAGGTATTTGAGATTGAGCATCTAAAGCTTCTTGGATTTCTTGGCCAACATTTTTGACAGAAGGCAACCCTTGAGTAAATTCAATAGAGCCAATCTCTGGCCGTTGCCCTTGCAAGCTATAAAGCAATTGACCAATAGGTCGTGTAACTGATTCCAACGCAATGTTGGCTGCTTTTTGCTGGGTAGCAGCTGTTAAAAGTTCAGCAGTCAATTGGTTTATATCTGAAAATTCATCAGCAGCAGCGTTAAGAAATTTATTAGCAGCAATGCCAGCTTGTAAGTTGGCGTAATCCACATACATCTGGCCAGCTTTTAAAGACGTCAAGTTGGCTTCATAATTAGTAAGCGGCCCACTTAGCCTTCGCAGCCCTTCCATCACTGCCGTAGCGTTGTAATTGTTCTTAGCAAGCCATGTATTAGTTTCCCTGGTTATTGTTTCAAGGCTTATGACTGGTATGCCAGTAGCTTCAGGCCGAGTAAATATATCGCTAAATGCACGGTAAGCTTGTACTGCATTAACAGGCGGGCTTGGCACATAAGACCTACGACCACTAGGGCTTTCAAATTTTTGAACATTATTCGCCAGTAAGTCGTCCAAGGTCACTTCACCAGTTTCAATTTTGTTTTCGTTTTTTAGTATTTGGTCAATAAACCGTTTGGTATATGCGTCGTCTACAGGAGGGGGTGTAACAGGGGAAGGATCTTCAGGGGGAGGGCCAGCTTCAGACCTTAAAGGAGGCATACCTAACTCACCTCTTCTGGTGTCGGGGTAGTCCATAGCCATCCCTTCAAGCAGATCAAATCTTTTGTAATCAGGATTGACAGCTCTGTTTGCTTCATCTAGAACATTCCCTAAC